GTGCCATCTTTGAGCACAACTGTCGAGCGGTGCGCGTTGCAATTAAGCACCAATCCGCGCTTGTTAAGATACGGTGAATCTTTGAGCGTCACCTGAACTGCTTTTCCTGTTTTCATCTTGTTCAGTTTATTGTTGATTATAAATTCTTTACCTTCGAACATTCCCCACGACCCTCGCAGCGTGAACACTCCACATCGTCACTGTCGTAGTCGTCACCGCTCCCATCGTCAAAACGTGTTGTGTTAACCAATCTTGAGCCATCGCCAGCGCAAAGGTTACACTCCTCGTCCGTTTCCTCGAGTTCCGTTTCAATCCATTCGATAACAGAATGTAAAACCGCTTGCTTCGTGTCGAGTGCCCAAAAGCGTTCTGCTATGGCATCTTGTTTCTCTTCGCCTTGCAAATAGGTCAGTTCGTCAATCCACTCGCTGTCGTGCGTTTTTAGCGTTCTCAGTTCACGTTCGCCCTCAAAGTTAAGGTTGCATATCAAAGACCACGTTCCAAAGCCTGCAAACTCAACTGCGTAATGTGTTTCGGCTATTTGGTTTCCGTAGCGCGTTTCAAATGTTTTTTCAAAGTTGTTCATCTTGTTTAGTTTAAAAGTTATGCAGTTGGTCGGATGCTGCTCCCCGTTTTTTTGGATTAGTTTTTAAGCTCTGTAATGTCGGCTTCAATAAATTTCTTGTCAATTTTTATTTGTAGCTTACCCCCCATATTAAGCGTTTCCCACTTAATAAACTTACATAAATTGCCTCTCCAAAAAATAGGCTGCGATTGGTTTAATTTCAAATTTGTCATCTTGTTTAGTTTAGTGTTATGCAGTTGGTCGGATGCTGCTCCCCGTTTTTTGGTTTATTTCAAAATAATTGATAAGACATTAAAGCAGAAACAATAATAGGTATAATCATAAAAAAATAATGGTCGTGGTAGAATTTATTTTTATTCAATTCATACCACGCATAAATCTGTGGAAATAAAACTAAGGTTAAATAAACTATTGTTATAACTATTGTATTCATAACCACTCTGTTTTTTCTAAACTTAAATTATCACCATTCCATTCACCAAATATTAAACCGATTTTAGTGCTTTTAACCATTTGTTTTGACACCTTAACAGTTATCAAACCCCATTTGTGTTTCTTTATAGATATTACTTTTAACGTGCTATCTACTTTTTTTACTGCTGCTTTTACTGTGCTTGAGTGTACCATTGTTGTTTAGTTTTTAATTGTTTAGTGATGCAAAGATATATATTATTTTTAAATGACAATACAAAATGTAAAAAAAAATAAATTATTTTCTGATGCACAAAAAAAAGCCCCGTGATGAGCAGGGCTTTCAAACTAAACAATTGATGAAAAGAGATGCAAATATAGTTTTTATTTTAACAGTTCCAAAATTTTATCTTTGATTCTTTTCTCAGCACGGGAATCAACATCGTTTTTTCGTGTTGGTGATATCGCTCGATGCGTGGTTATTGCGTCCAATCCAAAGCCATAAGACTTCATTTTTCGCACGCACCATTCAGCAACCGATTCTGTTTCTTGTTCGGTCAATTCGCGCTCGTTGGTATTTCCCGAAACTGCGATGCCCAAAAGAAAGTTATTGCAATTTGCTTTGCCATTAAACGAACTTACGCCCGCGTGCCATGCCCGAACATTGTCAGCAACCAATACGGTGCGCTCTCCCGTAGTATTTACGATGCAATGATATGACACCTTAGCCTTTGCGTTCAAACACCATGCAACGCTCCCTGAATACCCCCCAGCGGTGTGATGTAACACAATGCCTTCAGGCTTCATTGTTCGGCTACTATTCGGACTGTTTCTGAAAACCTCTTTGTACTTCATTGGTTAATGTTTTTTTTGAAGTTTAATAACGATTTCAAAAACTTATGTGCCTGCTCGAATAGGCTTGTTTTGCCTAACTTAATCACTTTTTCGTCAATGCTTTTGAACTCGATAAAAGTCAAAAATATAGCAGTTGACTTGGCTGTAATTTCAGGAATACCAAAGAACAAACCATCTTTAAGAATTAACACATCAACCGCATGAAACACCATAAGAACAACGAAATACATGATTAGCTTAGGCACGGTATTGAATAGCTTACCCGATTGGACACTTTGCCATCCTTGCATCTTCACACTGGTATAAACAGCGAACACCATATCAATAAACACTATGCTGCCTACTAAGATAAACAGCCCTTGAATCGGCTGAAAGAACACCAAAATAAATGTTAACAAATACGCCCAATGATTAGCTAAGGTCATTAATGTTTTCATGCTTTAAACGTGTATAATTGGTTTACTGCCCACTCCATAACGTCTGCATCTTCGTATGTTTCCCCGTATTCGAATGTACCTAAGTCAATACCTCCAAATCGTGAACCGTCGGGTGTTTGTAAGGTTGCTATCACTGGCATTTTAGTTGCCCCAAATTCATCTATAAATTGCAGCCTTACGATTGTAGGGTCAACTATCTCGATGTTATAATTTTCAAATTTGTATTTCATGTTCTAAGATATTACTGTTCCTGCAACTGTGCCTATTCTAACTGCTAAGGTGCGGGCTGTTGTTGTAAGTGTTGCCATACGTCCCGTCGCTTCCCTAACTACCCTACTTGTAGCTGAATAAGCTGTGTTTGTTTGAATCGCTAAAGCCCCAATATTGAAAGGCGCGACGTTCAAATTATTTATACTCACTTCGTTGTCAACTATGTTTTCAAGTTGGTTCTTATTAATCATATTCCATCCCGAATACCCGCCAACTGTAAGCGTATTGATGTATGTTATTCCATCTGCCAAACTTCTATTGGTTGCCAAAACTTGACCCGCTGCACTACCGAAATGAATCATTAACACCGTGTTTGTGCTTTCATTCCAAGTCAACCAATCACACGCTATTGCATCCGTGTACGTTTGACTTCCATCGGGCGCTGTGAATCGGTTGGTGTTTCCAAACGGATTGTTATAAGGTAGCACCGCATAAGACACCCCGAATCCTTGTTCTAAGTCCCCATCCGTTCCGCTGCCTTGTGGAGTTGTTTGGAATGTCTTCAAAGGCATTTGACCCTTAGGTGTTGTTGCTACGCTCGGCACGTTTACAGTCTCTGTCCCGTTTGACCGCACCACCTGAGTAGCAAAAAACACCCCATCGCGCCTTACCGTTACCGTTCCATCGGGTGCGGTTAAGTTGTTGCTTGATTCTGCTCCATAAGAATTTACCGCTCCTATGTTGTTGGCTGCTGAATCGCGAAGTTGAACGGTTGTGTTGGCTACCCTCCAATGTTGACCTTGAAGCGAACCGACTTGAGTTGAGCCACTTGCGCGACGCACCTCTATTGAATCACTGCCACCGCTTAGAATAGTTGCCACTTGCACACCGTTAATATCGAATGTTGCATCAGGCGCTATAATATCTTCAGTCGCACCGCTTGGAATGTCCGTTGTGCTTAACGTGTTGCCATCCGTATCTTTCAATACCGCAGTCGCGTCATCGCATGGCTCGCACTCAGGAACAACCCAAACACCATCCACAAACGAGCCTACCTCAATACCGCCTTGTTCCACTGTTATATCAAACTGCTCACCGTTTGTTGTAGTGCCTATCTCAACACCGTTAATATACACATCAGAAGGGTCAACTGCGGGGCAATTAGGCACGATAACCATTTCAAAACCACCGCTCGGAATAGTACCGCTTTCGATTGGGTCGCCATTTGCATATTCGACTACATAGTTAGCAGGAGCGCAAACAACGGGTGGCACAGGCTCAATGCTAACAGGTACATCACAACGTCCATGCGAGGGAATCTCAAAAAGAAACTCAGCATAGTAACCAACCAAGTTATCAAGTTCAGAATCGGTTTTAAACGTTCCCGTTGGGTCTTCGCTAATTAATATATCATCTATTCCGTAAGCGTTCCACCACACCCGAATATCACGCAGAATAAGGCTCGTGTCATTAGCGTTTTCCCATTCATCGGAAGCAGCCGAATCCAATCTTTCGTAAACGTAAATGCGAAGTCTATGTGTGTTATGTGCCTGCCCTACTAATACATCGATTGGTGCAACATACAAAGCAGGAAATAACTCGGCATCTGTAAGCAAAGGAGCACGTTTGTCATCCGCGCCAAAAAAGATACGCTGTATTTGACCGTGCCCATCCGCGAACGCTTGTAACGCATCCCGTAATGTTATAAGTGTATTTATAGCCATGTTGTATCTGTTCTTGTTGTGCCTTGGTCGGGCGCTTCAATATCCCTGTTAATCTCAGCTAAGTAGGTAGGGAAAGCGTTTCTATTCAAGTCCAAAAACGCTCTCAAATTACTCTCGTGAACCTTTGCAAACTTTAACATATTGTTTTGTAAATATGTAACTGTAGCCACGCCTTCAGAATTTTGATAGTCGCCAAATTGCGATTGTATGCCTTTGTTTGAAATCCTAAATGTCAGGCTTGGAATCGCATCGTAAACCGCATAAAAAGCAGTCACGAACTGAATGAACTCAACCAACTCTGTTTCGATTACGCTCAATGTTTCATCGTTAAATTTCTCCAACAATTCACGGTTGAAGTTATACCCCAAAATCGGCTGCACATAGGTTTTAACCGTCATCTCAATGAATGGCGCTAAGTCCTTTGCACTTACATTTTGAGTAATAGGTGTTTTATTCTTTAGGAAATCTTCGGTTACGTAGTAAATCATGTGCTTAGTATTTCGGTTATTGTATCTGAATCAATGCCATACGCAGCCAATCGTGTACGTGCCAAAGGCTCTGCAAGTTTACCCTTTGCATAGTCGCGAATTATACGCATCATATCCATGTTTTCTTTTGCTGTAAGCCCTCGCAAAGCATCGTTTGTGATTTGCTCCATTTGCGTAGTAGGTTGCCCGTTAACCGTTGTCATTGGCGCTAATGCTCCCTCTTGAACATCACCAAGCAAACGCGTTGCATCCGCTGTGCTAAACCCGTAAATCAATTCAAGCAAAGCAATTGCTGAACCTCTATCGGTTAAGCCCTCAGACACCGCAGTTTGAATACCAATGATTCCTTGAACACCACCAACTGAACCTTTTAACTGTGCTCTTGCTTCGGCTTCTTTGTCAACTGCAACGGGTTCACCATTTACAACTTGTGTTTGTTGTTCGCCTTGCTCCATCGCGAAGTCAATCAACTCCGTTTCTTTGATGTTCAAACGCGTTTTGATGCCGCAAGTTTTCGCCAACTCATTAAGGAAATCCTCAACTTTTTTACGGTTTGAATTAAGCCAAATTCTTTTAAATTGTTTTGCTGAAAATTCTATCTCTTCACTTTGACCTAAGCTTCCTGCAATACGAACTCCCATCAAAGCAGGGTTAATACCGTGTGAAATTGCAATCTCTTCTTTTTGTTCTTTGCTTGTTTGCTCAAATAGCGCGTGGTTATCTGTTGTGTTTACCACGTCAATCTCAGGCAATTGGTCTTTGGATGGCGCTTCTAACTTAATAGCGCGTCCGTAATTCTTTGCACCTTTGCCAGAATGCCTTGCGTTAACCTCCCATGCACTACGCTCATCAGGCGACATCACATAAGGTATTTTCCAAATAATGCTTGGTTGTATTCCGTTTTCAATAGCGCTCTTGTGTAACAATCCTAAGTCAGCACTAACTACCTGCCAATTCGCACTCGCAGCCCAGTCAGGCATACCATAAGACCTGAATCCGCCCGTTTCATTTTTCAACTCCATCACTTGCCACTCATCCCAATTCTTTGGTGCGACGTGTGAAAACTGTACGCCTATTTGGCGCACCGCCCAATCTCTTGAATAGTAGTACAAAGCAGGCAAATCAGACATCCAATCCGTTCGTGAATTACGGATGTACTCAGGGTCGACAATTCGGAAATGCGTGTACTTATTGTTTTCTTTATCAAAGCGAACTAAGGCAATTATACGCCCGTGTTTAATCCAATCTAAGGTTATTTTATCCAGACCTTTTTTTAGGCCCGACATGATTTCAAACTGCTCGATTTGTATTTTCTCAGGCATAGTCAAATCATCGTAACCTACCCACTCATAGCCATCACCACAAAGCGCATATTTCTTAAAATTACAACACGCTTGGTGCATCGGACTTGATACATACAACTGGTTCAATATCTGAGGGTAAAGATTAGATTCACCAAACTCAACAAACCGCAATGAGCGACTATTATAATCATCAACAAAAGGCTTGGATAAATCCATGCCTTCCGTATTGACCGCGCGAAATCCGTGAAAGTCTTTTTGCTCAGTTGGTGCTGGCGTTTCTTTTGCCTTGCCTAAAGTTATATTTAATCCAAATATTTCCATCTTAATCTTCAATTACGATTACTAATCCATGCTGCAAAATACGCCCCGTTGTTTCTAAAATATCCAAAGTTTGATTGGCGCTTTCATATACTTTATACGACCATTCGCCCACTAACATACGAACTTCACCTAACAACGCATCGGGACTTGCTGTTTCTTCAATTACTACCAAATCATAACGAATATTCGATGGTGCTTGGTTTAATACGCTCGCATACTTCACTACATTGCTTGTGCTGAAGTTATTTTCAAACACAATAAGGTAGTAAGGATTAACCAACTGAGAGCGCTCACGAAGCGTCAAAGCAATGTTGTTGACTTGATTCTTTCTGATAACGAAGTTTGCCATACTTATAACGTCAAAAAAAAGGGAGCTGTTACACTCCCTCTTTATTTTTTTGATTTGAACCTTACGATACAAACGCCTCTGCAACCGCTGTTTGAACTTTCACCAACATAGTCGGCTCATATTCACCAGTCAAAGTGATAGGCGCTAACTGTCCGGCTGTGCGACCTTCTTGTGTGTTCATCGTGCTTGCAGTGACGCGAAGCCCTTGCTCACGTCCAAGCAACCACCAATCACCATTCCAATCTTCAACTAAAGCAATCAAATCTCTTCGACCTGCGCAAAGTACGCTAATTGCGTTTCGTTTGCGTGTGTCAATACGTCTGAAGCCAAGCGTTAAAGTTTGACTGAATCCGTGCGTGTCTGCTGCCAAATCTTGCACCAATTCTTGAGTGAATGAACTTGTATCTTTCGGAAAATAAAACTCCTCAAACTGAGAGCCAACTTCAATTGAAATCGCGCTCGCAATGTTATCGGTGTCGGCTGTACCTCCCGTTGTTAAGGTTACGGATACCAAATCTTCGTAGTCCAACAACGCAGCACGCTTAATCGAGCCTTGATTATTGTCCCCGCAGTCTCTTGGAATACCAACTAAATTACTACATACTGGCATAATTTCTAATTTTTTTTTAGTGAGTAAATGAAGGGGAGTGTATTTCAACTCCCCTCAATCAATTAAAATACGTGCAAGTAGATTTCGTTTGAATTAACATACGATGGCTGAAACTTGAAGTCGGCACGAATACCAATTGAACGCTCCAATGTAGTGCCCATGAAGTCAACTGTGTTGAATCCAACTTCATCAGACATCAAGTCCATCACGTTAACCAAGTTCTCCCAGTACGTACAGATGATTGTGTTGTCAGATGCACCATCGGCAAGGTATACTTCACGTCCTTGGAAACGCATTGTTTCAGCCTCAAGGTAGTACAAACCACTTGCTTTTTCAGCCGCTACGATGTCAGCCAAAGCATCATACACGTTTTGAGCAACGATGTAAACGAAGTCTGAACGCTTACGAATTGCTTTAGGCACTACGTTTCTCGCTTGTGTTAACTTCGCAATAACGTTTGAAGAAGTTACAGCCGAAGCCACACCACCGTTGCCTGAGGTTGGAAATAATACGTTGCCATCAACTGCCAACAATGTTTCCAAACCATCAACGCCATCCGTAGCCAAAACGCCTTGAAACGTCAACAATTCCATGTCTTCTTGGATGCGTCTTTCAATTTCAGAATAAAAGAAAGTCATGAACGCGAATTGGTCGCTGAAGTTGTTTGACCCTTTTGCTAATTGGTCTGACATGAAGGCAATCTCCAATGAACGAACATCGAACTTAGTACCCCACATCAATGGCTGAACCACATACTCTTTCTGAGTTACAGTTGTGTTATCAGGGTTAAATACCGCAGCATAAGGCTTGATGTTGATACCTGTGGTTGTAACACCACCCAATTTCACGCGGTCTTTTACGCCAAGCAATTGACGAAACTTTGTGCGTGATGCCTCGTCGCCAATCATTGCACGTGTGAAATACTCCTGCGCGTTTGTAGCGTAGTTTGCTGAGGCATCAACGGTCATTGCCAAATTGGCATTAACGCCCTCAGTTGAAGATACTCCATTCATGAAGTCGCTTGCAGATAGTGAGATTGACTTCTCACCAAAGTTGAATGTAACGGTTTCGTTATTTTTCATTTTTATTTGTTTTTAGTTTTTACTTTTTACTTCTCAAAGCAGCGATTGAACGCCACAATGAACCACTCATTTGTACTTCGACATCTTCAACGGGTGCTGGTGTTTCAAGCATTGCGCGAAGCGTTGCTATTTCAGTTACCATTTCGCCCATCTGAGATTCTAATTTACTCACTCTTTCGTCCTCGGCTGGTGCTTCGGGTGTTGGTACTACCGCTTCCATTTCTGTTGCGGGCTTAGGCTCTTCATAGTGAACAGACATCTGCTCTTCTGGTTTCGCCTCTGTGTGCACTGTCATTGATTCAACTGCTTTCTCAGCAACGTCTTCAATAACTTCTTCTTGTTGCTCTGTTACCTCCTTAGTCGATACAACCTCACCACCTTGCACTACGTAGATAGTGCCATTGATTAAGTGCTCGCCATCAGGTAAAACAACTTTTTGTGTTTCTGCCATTTTCTGCATTTTTATGATTGATAAATTGATAAGCGCCTCTATTGAATACGCATGTTTCTTATTTAACTTAATTTCTTTTTTCCAGTATTCTTTGTCCGTGATTTGGCTCATCACAATCCAAGTTCCCACGGGACATCTTTGTATATTGAAACCATACTCAGTATAAGCCTTGTCGTTTTCGTCTTCAATTTGCCATTCGTCCAAAATATAGCTTGGTGCTATGCCTCCATCATGAGTATCTTTGAACAAGTTTTTACTCATCAATATGCCTTTTTGATGGGCTATTTCGCGAAGTTCCGTTATCGTTTCTTTGGAAAATATCATGTAGTATCTTCCAAGTTCATCATTACGAAATACTTTCTTTTCTGGAATAAGCAACGGAGCGACTACCTGCATCTTCTCGTCTTTAGATAAGTAAGCATTTAATGTTGTTGCATCGGTATCGTCTAAACGTGAAACAACGCGCGGCACGAAGCCCACCTTGCGCACTTCATCATCTTCGTAGTCTTCATAATAGATTTGACGCTTCCATACGTGTCTGCAACCATACGAACCTTTGTAATCAAAAATTGAATAGTTGCCAAACTCAGGATTGGATAAACCGTTTTGTATTTCCTCTTCGGTATAGATTCTGCTTAAGGATAACACCTCAGCGCAAAAGGTTCTGTTTCTATCGTCGCGCGGTCCAAAATATTTGTATCTAACAAGCCATTGACCGCCACCTTTCGGGTCTGATAAGTCATTATAAGATTCGCGGCTTGTAGGGTCGGTAGTCAACTCAACTTCACGCGCTGCTAAGTATTCTTCATCAGTAACTTCGCGCCAATGTGATGGAACTTCTTGACCGCATGATTTTAAGTAGTCTAAAATTTTCTTTTGGATATCTTCGTCGGCAACAATGCGCGAATCATGAGCGTTTAAATAGATACCTATTTCCTCAATTGCAGGGTCTTCTACAAACGCAATATGGTGCATTCCATCAGCGTTTCTGCCTTTGTCGTGCGTTGGTTTTAGGGTAACGTAATATTCTGCAATCTGTTCCACGCTTATAACGTAGAAAGACTGTTTTTTGTTACGGATTTCAAATGAGTAAGTTGATTAAACACCAAATAAACATTCATTCGTAGCACGTCTTCAAATTTGGTTACATCGTTATCGGTAAGCGTGTTGAGAATGTTCATCCATTGGTCACCGCTATTCTGCAAGCGTTTCTTTTCTTGCTCAATAACCTCTTTATCCTCTGCGTTGCTTTCATCCATACCCTCAAACGGGTCAGCAAATAGTTCGTAAGAATTAAAGAATGTTTGTCGCCATTTAAGGTACTTTTGCACCGCTCCGTAAACATCCGAAATTTCACACTCCTCAATTAGTTCGGCACGATGTGAAACGTTTATGTGTTCGTATGGCTCAGGCTTCGTGTCGTATAATCCACCACCAGAATCATGTAGGTAAATTGATGCAACTATCTTACAGAAATTACCTTCCCAATCCTCAGACACCATCGTTTCCAAATCAATGAACTGCCCGAATGTAAGTTGCTTGAACGGAATTAATTTCAAGTCAATACCCAAATCAATAACATCCTTGTTATTGTCGTTAACTTGCCCTAAGTGCTGAATCATTTTGAACCGTTTGATTAATTCACTCGATGGCAAAGTTTCAATTTCCTCTTCTGGTGTTTCCGTTAAGATAGAAACGAATAGAATCATGCGCGAAATAAACCCCTCAGCAATAGCCTTATTGATTTGCTTCCACTGCCAAACTTTCATTCAGTTGCTTTGTATTTTGAATAAACAAATCGGTCATTTTAACCAATACGGGAGTTGATACGTCTGCCATAACATTATCACCAAATATATCTACTTTGTGCTTAATGTGCGCAGGGTCGTTGTGTTCTTTGATTGTCAATTGTTCATCTTCATAAGCAATGGCAAACAGATACACCAAACCGTTACTGTTCGTGATGTTCTTTTCAACTAACGAAACCGCTCGTGCGCTTGGCTCAGGATTGTAAACATATTTGCGCCCGTTCACCTCGATTGTTTTCTTGATTTTTTTCGGTGCATCCTTTTGGAAATTGTCAGCGAACTGTTGGATATTGGTAAACGAAATAACATCGGATAATCCTTTATCGCCCAAAATATCAATTACTTTCAAATAGGTATCTACTTTGTCTAAGGTAGTGCCATCTTTTAAGATTATGGCAACTTTTGACATTTCCAAAAGAGTAATTTCCTTTGGTAAATTCTTCAACTTATATTCTTGATTCCCTTTAACGTACTTAATCATAGTCTTAATTTTACCCCAAAGATACTGCATTTTGCAACATAGCAACACGGTTGCCAGTGTTTTGTATGTCGGTATAATCCACAACGGATACCCTATTCACACCGCTCATTGGTTGATTGTTTTGTTCATTTTGAAACATATTGATTTGCGGGGTTTGTTGTGCTTGTCCCATTGCAGGGGTCGGCATTGAACCGCCCGTTATATTCGGTGGGGGTGTACTACCACCTCCCTCAAATTTCGTCTTTGCTATGGTTGCTATTTGAGCAGCGCCATTTACCGCAACAATACCAGCCTCAATGAATTGAGCACCCGTTGCTAACTTAATAGGATTACCGCCTGCAGTTAACGCACCCGTAACAGCTAAGGCAGTATTCGCCACCGCTTGACCTAATTGATATGCTTTGTTTATTTTAAACATTCTACGAGCGCTTGCCTCATTGTCTTTAGATAAGGCATTTATAAGCCCCATAATAGCACTTGAAGCAGCGAACGCCATTTCTATCTTTTTGTCGCGTAACTCCTTATCCTCTGCAATTTCTTTGTCTTTATTTTCTTTTTTGCTTTTGGCTAAGTTTGCATCTAATAATTTAATCTTTGCATTATATTCCTCTTGGCTCAACTCTTTGTCATCCAAAGACTGTTTTAGCAACCTTAATTCTTCTTCGTATTGTTTTTGCAATAAAGCGTTTTTAGTTTCAAAATCATTCTCATCCAATATGGATTGTTGGTATTGCATCTCCAAATCAAACAAACTTCTGCGCTGCTGCTCTAAATCGGCTTTCTCTTTGGCTGCTTTCTCTTTGGCCAGCGCTAAATCAGTTGCCATTTTCGCTTTCGCTATGACACCCGTTTGCGTGTTGAAATCAATAATCAACTGCTTTTCTCTATTCTGAAAATCCTTTGTGATTTGCTCTTGTTGTTCCTTTGAATAACGCATCCAATTCACGGTGCTCATCAAATCCTCTTGTTCACGTTTAATCTTCTCTTGAGATATTGCTAACTCCCTTTGGCGGTCATCTGCAATCGCATTTAACTCGATATCTTTTAAGAATCTTTTGCGCTCGATTAATAGTTTCGCTTCCTCTTCTGCTCGTCTTTTTGATTCTTCTCGCGCTCGTTTTGCGTTGGCTGCTGCCTCTTCACTATTCTTTTTATCCAACTCAGCTGCCTTTTCATCGGCTGCTGTTTTTGCCTTAGACGCATCTGCAATACGCTGAGCGAAGTAAGATAGTGATGCCGTCTTTGCTTTGTCATAAGCTAACTGCAAATCTAAAACCAATAACCGCTGTTTCTCTAATTCCTCCTCCGTTATTTCGGAGTTGTTTTTCATTTGGTTCAGCGTGCTTTGGGCTAAAGTCAAACTATCCTGAGCGCCTTTCTGTTTAACAAATAACAGTTGCTCTTCCTTTTTTCTAATTTTCTCTAAATCCTCTTCCGTTCCCGTGCTTCGCGCTTTAAGCAATTCTAATTCATTCCCGACTTGTGCCTCTAAAATTTTACCACGTTCATCAATTGCTTTAGCAGAATCTTCATAGGCTGTTTTAATCTTTTCGGCTTCCTCTTCTGCAGCCTTTGATGTTAATCCAATCGCATCCGTAAGCGCATAGAATCCATCAATAAGCAAATTAATCGGAATCATCAATACATCGAGTATCTTTTGCAGCACGCCTATCTTATGCAAAAATACTACAACCGCTGCCACAATAGCCACAATCGCAGCCACCAACAAAAAGATAGGATTCGCCAGCAACGCAATACCCATTTGAACAAACTTAACCGTAAGCATACCAACTGCCCTACCTAACTGCATCACAACGCCACCAAATGCCGCAAACTGCGAAGCCATTGCAGCAGGGTTTAGATTAGTTATCGTGTTGGTCAAAGCCTTAGCGCTCGTCGCTGCCTTATCAAAGTCCAAGTTCATCAAAGCACCTTGCACCCCTCCGATGCTGTTTTTCATTTTCTCAAATGGCGAACCAGCTGCAAGTTCAGTAACCTGCTCGTTCACGTCCATCATTTGGTCTTTGAGTTCAGCGGTTTTTTGAATCGCTGCTTGCAATGCCTTCTCGTCAACTATCTCGGCTGTGGCTAATCGTTGCGCCTCTAATGTGGCCTCACGCAGTTGCTGCTTTAATGACTTTACGGGTGCATCGTCAACTTCTATCTTGTATTGTATTACTCTTGTTTCGCTCATCGGTATATGTTTAAATTGATTGTCGTGTTGGCTAATACGGTAACCTCAACCATTTGACCTATTAAAATTTTCACGCCAAATGTGTAAGGAACTGTGTTGACTTCTATCGTTTCAGTTGTGGATGTTGTTAAAAATGTAACCGATTCAATTATGAAATCAAACGCTGCTACAAACGTGATTGTAAGTGTCGATTCTAAATCTAAGGTTATCACATCTTGATTCACATTACGATTACCTACAACCGTGCTGCGCTGAGTAACAACTGCATCATCACTTAACACAATCGAACCATCCGACCCTGCCTCGCATCTGTTATTGTTGCCCATCACTCGGACGTTTGGCGATAACACCGTATTTCTGTTGCCCATAATTGTAACGTCTGGCATCGTCACGAAATTATACCCGCCTTGTATTCGTGTGTTTGGCGACATTATTATGTTCGTTGATTGATTCACTTGCAGTAAAAAATCATTCGTTACAATAGTGCTATTCGGTAGCGTTCCCGTGCCTATCACGGTAGGTAGTTTCAAGTCGCTTTCATCATCTAATGTTATCAATTCAACACGGGTCAAAGTGCGCTTTCCTGCGTTGTATTTGTCTACCTTGTTAATATAAAACCATCCGTTATCTTTTATCCATATTTTCCAATTCAATTGCCTTGCAACCCGTTGGAAATCCACCTCTGTAAGGTCGAAATAACCTACAAACATTTTACCGTTATTCAGATTGGTAACCTCGCGTTTATGGTGCAGGAAATAAAGATAGTTCGTTGTTTGCCCTTGCTGAGTAGGATGGAATAGGTACTTAGGAGAATCAAAACAAATACTAAAATTCGGTGTTTGGTCATTGTCAAACATTGACGTGTGCAAAGTTTCAACTACGTTTTGAGCAGTCGTATCAGGTAGCAACGAATCATATAACATCATTGTGTTACATGGCACTAATCCGTTATTCAATAACACCCTTGGGTTCATATCAGGGTCTATTCCGTTAATCGATGGAAGCGTTAATCCTATCGCACTTTGAATGTTTGGCGTTGGTGAATAGATTAATTGATTCACGTCTTCGCCACGCTTGTATTGGTTATCTAAAGTTAACTGTGCTTCACCATAGACTTCTTTGATTTGCGTTTGATAGGCTGTGTTTAAAGTGTCTTTATCTTCTTTGTAGGTATAAACCTGAACTCTGTTAATATCGTTGCTCAGGAACGTGATATTGTTTTCAATATCCTGCGCTAATTTAGCAGTCCAATCCCACTCAACACCTGCATCTAAGTAGGCATCCCTTGTGCTAATTATAATGTTTTGTTCGTTGTTTGGGTCTGGCTCTAATAGTAAATTATAAGTCTTTATGATTGTAGAAATGAAATCTTTTTGCTTAATCTTTTGCGGTATAAAAGCTGAAATATCCACAACCGAACCGCTTATCAATTCCTCTATGTTTGGTATGGCTTGGAATGTAAGGTCGTTTATTTCAATATCGAACTCTAAGCGTAGATTAAACGTACCATCAGAAATCTTATAACCCTCTTGATTCGTGTAGAAGCCAAGCGTTGCAAACGGGCTTATTCCAAAGGTTGATGTTGGCACTACTTGCCCATCATTCTGAATGGCTTGTGCAAATATCAACGGTGTGATTCGCACCTCTTCGCCTTGGTCGAATAGCCCTAAGTTGCCCACGCTTGCAATACTCGCAGTCCCTAAGTCAACCCATGAGCCTGCACCACCAACAAAGGACTGATTGCCCCATGAATCAATTGGACTGCCGACATCTAAAACAAGTCTTTTATTGTTATCCGTTGTGCTTTGAATAACCAAAGACACAATAATATCAACACGGTTTGTGATTGCTTGCAAGTCGTTTTGCCAGTTGTTAACCAACGTATTTGTGTCATCGTAAGCCCTTACTCGTGTGGTTACATTGTACCTACTCAGGAACGTCCATGTTCGCTGTGCGCCTGCTAAGTTTTCAAGCAAAAAAGTTGATGTATTGTATTGGCTTTGGGTGTCTTGAAGTATATCCAATTCAATTTCGGCTTGGGTTGCTGCGTATGACTGCAGCGCCCCTGCGTTAATCGCATCGGGTCTTGGCAGGAATCCGTAAGGCATGGTCTGAGCAATCAATTCATCGTATGTTTCCTGCTCACCAATAACCTTATATTGATTTTGTAGCACCGCGCTGAGTTGTGGGTTCTGACCTTTGCCATTGTAGGGGACTATCCGCCTATCCATCCGTAAGGTCGAAGCGTCAAACTGGGTGAACTCAAACGTATAACCATGCACCGCGAATATCTTTCTAAAATACTCGTATTCAAACAATGCAGGCTTGAAATCTCTTAACGTATAAACATTGTCTTGCTTGGCGAATGGTGGGTAGCAATATCCTTCTTGGCTATCCTGCCACGAAGATATAATCTCAGCACGGTTAAAGACATGGTTAAATTCAGGAAAGCTCAAGTCGGTCAACTCAAAGTCCGCCATTGAATTAAAGAAATTCGCCACCTCATCGAATACGAATACGCTGTATGTAATCTTCTGTTCGTTGTTTGAACGCCCTTTGTTTATTCTCTTTATTTCCAAGAGTTGAATGAAGCCATTAAACACCTCAACATCATTCTGAATAATACTACATTCTGTTTTAATGTTGCGATTAAACGTATCGTTTTCCAAATCAACATCAAAGTAAAGCCCTAACAATGTTTGGTTGTTTGCGTTTCCCTGCACCTCGATGGATTGGCTGAACCCTCCAGACCTTTGCCCACGCTTTAGAATGTCGTTAAATGACACCGTTATCGGGAAATCAACATCAACTTCCAAGAATCCCGTTGCTAATTGTATTCGTGTCATTTATCCGTTAATTTCGTCTTGGGTACTCATTCTGAACTGAATCGCTAAGTTACGCTGCTTTGACGTTCGTTGGCGTAGCAAATCAAAGTTACTCGATGTTATAACTATCCTTTGCTGTGCCGCTCCGTTTATGCTCACAAACGCTTGTGGGGTGCTTAACAACTCCCTCATGTAGTAGTATTCTGTTTGGCTCAACTGCCCACTATTGACCGTGTATGATAGCGTTTCTTCAATATGGTATGAATCCATACCAGCATCTAAAAGACTGTAATCGTTCGGCAGTTTTCTATTCAATTCGGAACGCTCAACACTTGCACTAATTGCATCTGCTTTATAAAAAGGAATCGTGATATAAGACCCTAACCTATCCATAAATGTGATGTCGTATTTGTCAAAGAAATCACACTCAGAATAAAGCGTTATGACCCTTGTTTGGCTCATAACGGTCAAAGCAGACGTTCTCAATGTTAACTCATAACTTGGTAACAAAGCCAAAATTGCATCCACATCATCAGGGTTCGCCACCCAAGCAGTGCCATTCCACCAATCTTCTATATTAGCGTTCGTTGGCACTCCATCAAACTGCACCACCGTGCCACTCGCAATTTGGAATCGGTATAAATCGCCTTCCAAGTTGAAGACCGCATAACGGGCTGCGCTTGGCTTTCTGCAGGCGAACTTTGTCATTGTGTTGCGCGATATACGAACACCGTTTGGAAGCGTAGTGAGTAGCTTCTTTGTGGTCCCATCAATAAGGTAGTCGGCAGCGTTGTAACTTGGAAATGAAGCGAAACCAAACGCACCGCGAAACGCTGTGAACTGGCTTGTTGTTAGCCCCGTGAATCGAGCCTTTAATCCGTTGGCATATCCTATATCACCTGACGTTGTTATGATGCCACCACCAACCCAAGGCAAATCTATAACCAAATACCAAACACCGCCTGCAAGGTACTTATCCACAACAGTATGGACGCCTTCAATAGCAGCGTTAACCACCGTATCTTGTTGTATGTTTATCAAATCTCCTGCGCTAAATGGTGGTTCGGTTGCGCTTGTTAGTTGTGTTTTCACACCGCCATCGGGGTTGATTGTAAGGTTGCCAAAGTTCGGCCACGTAAACAATAGCCCACCACTCGCAGCAAGTGCCAAACTAAACGGATGGTTAACAAAATACTCTTCATCTATTTGCAGCGTGTAATTGACAAAATGCCCCGTTGCATTGTAAGTATCTAATAGTTGGAAGTCTTTTCTCAGCAAAGATTGAACTACCTTTGCAATATCAACTTCACCATAAAGCGTATTCGGCAAAGGACGTATTTTGTAGGTCGCCACAACTGCGCTGCTGACAATGACATCTACGACATATCTGAATCCGTTTTCTGCCGAATCATCTGAATCAAACACGAAATAAGATTGGTTATATGCTGGGTGAAAAACCTCTGGTGAACTAATTAATGTAACTGCCATTATTGAAATTGTTGGTCTATTCTATACTCGAAAATAACTTCTATTAATTTATCTATTTGCTCAACGACCTTTTCGCGCTTACTAAACGCATCGGATATGTTTCGCGGTATTGTTCCCCCCATCCATTTCTTTGCCCTCCGAACATCAACGCCACCTTCTGCCCATTTTTTACCATCAAGCCCTATTCCATGAAAATAGAACGTGGAATCAATATAGTAACTAACTGAATCGGTGTCTTCATTCCACTTCAACTGCACAATCTTTGAAACGTTTTTCATTCGACCCGTATCAACTGCATTTTGGCGTATAATCTCCTTTTTGATTTCGGTATTCAACACTCGCGTTGCTGTACCTTGTCTGCGATATACGTCTTGAATCGTTGCCATACTTATAACGTACTTAATTAGCGTTTGTTTACGAAATAAAGCGTGGGGTGTCGGGGTTGTGGGTAAATGTTTGGAAGTGATACCTAGCAGCATCTAAAGCGTCATCAAATAACTTAATCGGTTCATTCGTTGGTTTACCGTGTTTATCCTTTGCCCATACAAATTTTTCAAACTCATTTACAATATTCAAACTTCGCTTGGTAACGATAAACGATTTTTCTTGCATCGAGTTGAATCCTGCTACTCTTGAATTTGGCGGTTTGTGTGCATCCAATACCCTCCAACCTCTTGACCTCAATTCGTTATTTGCCATAATCTCCGCACTATCCGCTACAATCGTATCATATCTACTCACGCCTTGCGCAATAAATAACTGCTCTATTTGGCTCACATTTAAACCCGTTTGGTATATTAACTCATCTAAGTAATACAATCCATCTGCGTAATAAATAGCCACTAATGCGGTGGGGTGATTTGTATGCCCGTAGTCCATTCCATACCCTAACAACCTCGCGTGTTCAGGAACAACATCCCCAACCTTCCAATTTTGAAACACAACACCATCAAGCGAACCAACAAGCCCTAAACCGTAAACCTTCCATTTATTAGCCCAATAACTATTTTTAATATTTTGCTCTTTAAATAGTTCTT